GTGAAAAAGCAATGCAATGTGGCCCGTTACTTCGTCACATGCATCCAGTCGTTCCAGATAACGGCTGGTACAATACTGTTGCAGCCTTTAGGAAAAGATGCAATTATCACAATGCCGGTAGAGCGACACCCAAAATAGTATCAGCTGCCATGGATCTCGTTAAGAGGTTGTGCCCGGTTCCAATGCAACCATTTGAGTGGACTGAGTCACTCTATGCTGCTTGGAACGCAAAATTTGGTATCGAGAAGCAAAAGAGGATGAATAATGCTATATCTGATTTGTGCAACGTCACATTGCAAGATTACACTCGCAAAGACATCTTCGTTAAAGTTGAGGCTCTTCTCGTTACCCACAAACCTAACTGGGCCCCTCGCGTTATATTCAAAGGAACAGATTTGTACAATGCCATTTCTGGGCCCATTTTCAATGAGCTCATGAGGCGACTGGACCATTGTTTTGAACGCATGGAGGGACCCTATAGGTACCACACGAGTTATCGCAAAACGCCAAGCGATTACACTCATCATTTGGAGAGACAAAATGACAACGATTTTTGGATCGAAGCCGACTTCAGTTCTAACGACAAGTTTCAATGTGCTGACGTGCAGCTCCTTGAGGTATCGTTGATGCGTATTATGGGTTGCCCGGAGTGGTTCATTCGCTTACATTTGCGAACGAACGCTTTCAAAGTTTACAACTCAAAATATGGCATCAGTGCCAAATTGGAGAATCAACTTCCAACAGGTGCCACTGACACTACGTTCAGGAACACCTGGTGGAATGCGATTATCTGTCACGCAGCCATGAAGGAGCTGAAGCCGGACAAGATGGTAGCTATGCTACTTGGCGATGACATGCTATGTCGCGCGACTGGGAAATGCCGTTATGTCGAAAAGATTTACACTTCCATTGCCGCTGAGGCGATGATGGAAGCCAAAGTCAAGCGGCACAACCAGTTGTGGACGGCGACGTTTTTGAGCAAGTTTTTTATTCCTGCAGAGTGTAAGCACCTCACAGTCCCCATTTTGGGTAAAGCACTCGGTAGATTTAACATGCGAGCAAACAAGAACCAAGCCGTCTCTGACCATGAATACATGGCTGGCAAGTCCGTCGGGTATGCGTATGAGTTCCGCTACTACCCG